TTGAGGTTTTATCAAAGGCTTCGCCAGATCAACGAAGAAGCCAAGCAGGCAAGAAAAACAGCATCGACTGGCATTGAGCCAATGTGGGCTTGAGTGCCGTAAATAGACTAGGGAGAAATGTCTAGGTCGATTTAATGGCTGGTGTCGCCTCTGCTGCAATCGTTAGCGGCGAGCTAATTATCGGGCTTGATGATGGGCAGATCATCAGGGCTGGTTACGTCCAAGGTCCGCAAGGTTTGCAGGGTGAACGCGGACCGATGGGTTCTACGGGGCAGCCTGGCAGAGACGGCAATGGGCTGCTCCATGGTGCTGGTGTCCCGACCTTTGACGATGGCAAAGACGGTGACTTCTATATCCACATCAAAGAGTGGAAAGCGTACGGACCCAAGACAGGTGGCAAGTGGGGTTCTGGTGTAGCGCTACTGCCTAAAGATCGCGGCACTGTGCTTCCTACGGGTATGCGCACGCAAGGTGGTGCTGCTGGTGCTCGTGCCTTTGCTGCTGGCATCTCCGGTCCATCTTCAGGCGGTGTGCCAACACCTTCGACTGCTGGGCTCGACACCATCAATGGTCACAACAAGCCGTTACTTGCTAGCACGCCTTCAATTATTGCTAGCGACCCCAAAGGTGACGTAATGCACGTCCTTGTCTTCGCTCAAGCTGCTGCAGGATCTTGGTACGGCGAAGTGGTTGCTACCCGTGACGCTAACCGTGATACAGCAGAAGTGATCGCATGGGAAACACCACTAGGTGCTACACCGCCAAACCTAGATTTTCAAGCCACCATTAATGCGTCCAACGTGCTTGAGCTGACGATGACCAGCGACATCGCGCTAACGAACGTCCGAGGTAAAGTCATCTTCGTGTGATCTCTAGACTGAGATCAATGGGTCAGGGGGAAGTGCCCCGCCAGATTTTTGATTATGGCTCATCATCGTTTTCGCGCGCGTAACGGCTTTGATGCTGAGCAACAAAGATCTGTCAACCTAGGCGATCCGCTGGAATGGAACGATCCAGCAGGTGCCAAAGACTTTGTATCAAGAGACTGGATATTAAATCGATCAAACTGGACGCAGCTAGCTGGTCGTGTTGGTGACCTGCCTAGGAATACGCTTGCCAGCCCTATCCGTGATGGTGATACCCACCTGATCAAGTACCGCTTTGGCGGTGATGAGCTAAGCCGTTTGGCGGTTTGGGATAGCACCAAGACGCAGGTTGGCGGTATTGCTGTCATCCGTGTGACCGTGCCACCTGCACAGGTTGCTAACGTCCAAACCGAAGCCGGTTTAGGTAGCAGCTGGCCTGGTGAAGTATTTACTGGTGGCAATAACGACGGTGTATTTGACATTACGCCAAACGCTGATGGCACTGTCTCTGTTGTTGTTACCGCTGCAGGTACTGGTTACGGCTTTGGTGACGTTTACAAAGGCGGTCCATACGGTGCTATCGGCAACCTTGAGTTTGAGGTTAACCAGCTTTCTGGTGCGTCATCAACTGGCGGCTGGCGTTTTGTAGATACCGAAAGCTGGGTCAAAGCTACACAGGCTGAAATCGACGTTCAGACCGACCGTGCAAAAGGTGACTTCCAATCAACTATTGAAGTTAGCCATAAAGAGCTAAAGGTTTTTGCTAACAACACCTGGATCACGCTATTTAGCGAGGATGACGTAAAGGCGTGGATTGCAAGCCTTAGCCTGTTTGAAGGCACAGCAAAAGAGGTAGGCGGCACTGCTGTCGGTGCTGTTGAGTTCAATGGGTTGCCTGATTTGGTGGCAATGACCGCTGCCAAGAACCTTGCGCAGGTGTCGCACTATTGGACGTTCGTTGGATCGCCTAACACGTCAGTAACGACAACGACGCCGATTATCGGCACTGACTTGAATGGTGCAATTCTGAACCCTGGCGATTGGATTCAGATTGCTAACCGTGGCACTCCTACTGCGCCAGACCTCCATTGGGTAACCATTGGCGGTGACTTGCTGGCAAAGGCTAGAGCGGACAAGCTATTTAGCTTGCAGCAGTGGGTAGACGGCAGCTGGGAGAAAGGTGCCCTAGTCACTAACAATGGGGCAATCTTTAGAGCAAAGCAGGCGATTACAACAGGTGACCCTGACCCCGGCGCTGGCGCTGCTGTCGCGCAGGTTGACGTGCTAACGATTACTGCACCAACGGCTGCTGGTCAGGCTTATACCTTAGATGTGAACGGTAATGCCGCGACCTATACGACAGCAGTTGGTGATGGAATTGCCGAAGTACGCCAGGGTCTGATTGATGAGATCGGCAAGGTTGCAGCGATACTGCGCATTGCCACCCCATCAGCAGGCGGCAAGCCTGAAGAGTTAGCGCTAACAGCTACAGCGCCTGGCACGGCGTTTACTGCAACGATGCAGACCGCCAACCTGGCAAGTGTTACCACCGTTAATAACGTCGCGGCTACAACGAATCCATGGGAGAAGGTCAACCTGTCTGGTGGCGTCCGTTGGGTGCAAACTGATGGCGACTTGCCCGCTAACGCACCGCCTGGCGAGATCTATTTTGTGCTTGCATCAGCGTTAGCAGGTGGCGCAGGCAGGCTTACCTATTGGGATGGTGGTGCCGCTAAATGGCAGGATCTTGGCGGTGGTGCTGCAGGTGGTACGCCACTGAAGCTTGATGGCGGAATTGTTGTTTACCCTGATGTTGTCTACTGGGACGGTACAGGGACAAAGCCTGTAGGCAAGGTCGTTAACGATCTGCTGTACCAGTCATCAACCAATGTTGTGCAGCGTTGGGATGGCACGGCATGGGTCAACCTGCTTGTCAACGTGCCCTATGGAACTGCAGGCAACAAGGATAAATTTGTTATTGCCGATACTGCGGGTAATCCATCATGGAGCGGCAAGACGTTTGAAGATGCCGTTAAGGATGCAGCGCAGAAGGTATTCCCGACTGTATCTGCGCCCTCTGAGGATAAGCCAAACAGCAGTGGCGATGTTTCGTCTTTTTCGTGGCGTTCTGTAAAGCCTGGCACGCAGCATACGTGGGTGCTTTATCCAACAACAAAACTAGAGCCTCTTGTTTATCTTGCAGGCTCTAGCACGGCTGATGGCGTCACCAAGCATCATTACATTCAAGGCGAGCTAATGGTGGGTGGTGTTGGCGCAACATATGACGCTAATTATTCATTCCAGCATGATAACAATCAAGCTAAAGCTAGTTACTGGTATGGGGGTCTTGATTTCGGAGATGACAACAATCGATGCAAGGCCGCTCGCACTGCAATGATTAAAACGACATGGTTTGAGTCTAAAAGGAAAGATCATCAGTATATGTACTATGAATACTGGTATCGAAGAAAAATTGATGATAGACGATGCATTATCTTTGGTCGCATTTACTTGCCGGGCGCTGCTGCAAACCCTGTTACAGGGTATGCAATTAATGCTTACAACCACGACAAAATTGCGGAGGCTTACGTTTACTGATGACTTATCCCGTTGACTTCACTACAGCAGTTGAAGATTGGTTCCAATCAAACCTTGCCGGTGGCTACAGCGTTACACCATCAGGGGGAACAGGTCGCGTCTTTCTCTTAAGGAAAACACGAGCAGACGTAGCTCCATCTTCAGGCAGCACCGGCAGCACGGCTGTTCAGGCAAGACTAATTACTTCAGGGGGCTATCAAGTTTTAGAGGTCACGATTGATCCGTCTTTTGCCGCTGGTGCTAATTTCACCATCAACTTCGACGGTTCAAGTTATTCGTTTACAGCAAATGCCAACCCTCCGTTAGTGACAGCCAGTGCAGGGCCTGGAACACCTGCAACAACTGGTGGTACACCTGCAACAACTGGCGGCACTTCTGACCGTCAGTTAGTCGTCTACGAAAACAACCCCACTAACAAGGACGCTGGACGGCTAATTGCCATCCCGCCTGGTCAAGCATCAGGCATTGCATTGCCCGTCTTTCAGGTTGGTGCTGCGCGTCCTGTTGCTGCTGCTACGCAGGGTGAAGCCTATTACGAGACAAGCACTAGAACGGGTGCTGTCTGGGATGGTGCTAAATGGTCTGACATCACCCCACGCGCGGAAGTGCAGCAATGGGATCCATTAAAAAGCTACGCGCAGAATGAGATCGTCATTGATCGCGGGATGATCTGGCTTGCGTTGCATCGCAACCCAATCGGCAATCAGCCCAAAGCGCCGTCAATTGATTGGAAGCTGTTAGGCAGCCCTGGCATTCAACGGATGACCACGCTATGCGACACAACAGATGGTATCGACACTCTCGTTGCTGTCGATGGTGCGTTAGCGCTGGATTCCAGCACTGGGCAGATGTATGCCTACACAAATGGCACCTGGGTTGAGCAGCTTGGTGGTTACTACGGCTCCAACGTCCCACCAGCGTTGCAAGCCAGCAACGTGCAGTTCAATCAGTTAGACACCCCAACATGGGGCACGATTACAGACCTGCAAGCTGCGGTTAAAAAGGTCTATGACGAGCTGTTGGCTGCAGGCACTACAGCATCAGCGCCGGTCGTTGGTGAAGTCAAGATGTTTGCCACGCTTAACATCCCGACCGGATGGCAGCTATGTGATGGCTCAGCTATTGCACCTGGTAAAACAGCAGCCATTGCTGCATTAGGTGCCAACGTCCCAGACCTACGCGATCAGTTTGTTCGTGGTTGGAGTGCAACCGATGCACCACTAACTGCACAGGCTGATGCAACGGCGGCACCTTCAGGTGGTAACCCGTCAGGTTCTGCAAGTCTGACGGTGGCAGGCAACACCGCGCCAGGCGGTGCTCATTATCACGGGATGCCAACGTTTGATGAAGAAGACGGCGATTTGATTCAACAGTACGGTTCGCATACAACCGCCAACCCTTCACCCAGTGGTCTTACAAATAAGAAAGAAGACGTATTCAGTGATGGGGGCAATCCTGCGGAAGGACCCGAAAAACAGCACGCCACTACAACAGATGGCAATCACACTCACACCGTGACAGGCACTGCCACAGGTACCGTCACCATTGACAATGGTTGGGATACAGAAACCCGACCGCAAAACATTCGTCTCGCTTTTGCCATCTACATCGGCTAATCATCATGGCATTTCCTACCAATCCAACCAGCGGTCAGCGTCATCAAGAGCCTTCGGGTATTTGGTACACCTGGAAAGCGTGCGCAACAGGCGGCGCGTGGGAACAAGATCGTTCGCAGCTGACTTATTACGATCCGATCCCACTTGGTGCCATCCAAGCATTCACTATCGGCACAGCACCTAAAGGCTGGCTGCTGTGTGATGGCAGCACTTATGACCAGACAACTTATCCCGAGCTGTTTGCAGTTTTAGGCGTTGCAACACTGCCTGACCTGCGCGGTGAATTTCTACGCGGCAGAAAAGCAGGTGAAACGCTCGGCACTCATGCTGATTGGTCCACGGGATTGCCGAAGGCTGGATTTAATGCCAATCATGACCATGGCGGGGTTACACCGCGTGGGACACGTTGGCTTCAGCGGTATGACAGCACTGGAGGCACTTGGCCTAAGGAGTCAGATGGTAACGATGGTTCAGGGCGTACTAGCACGGAAAATATAGCCATTACTGGCGGTGATCCTGAAACAGCACCTGACCATACCCTTGTTGATTGGTATATCAAGGCTTCTCACGCCAAAGTGACGCTGCCGCAATCAGGATTCCTAACGTCTGCCACGACGTTGCATGATGGCGACGTATGGAGGTTTGATGCTGTCAGTAATACATTTAAAAATGTACCAGCTGCCACGCTAATTAGTGGAATGACTGTTGGCACAACGGCGCCGACCGCACCATTTACCGGGCAGCAGTATTACAAAACGGACGGCTTTACCCCTGGTCTACGCGTTTGGACTGGTACAAGCTGGGCGTTTAGCAGTGGCGGCAACGTAAGAAACAATGGCGCCCGCATTGTTGTCCCTGGTTATTTCAACCAAGATCCAAGCGACACGGCAACACCTGGTGACAATGTCGGAGTTGCTGCTAGATACAATTCTGACCACGTACGCTTGTTTGCTCACAGGGCAGGCGCATGGCATCCGCTTACGCCTGAAGTTGGCGTAGCTGGCAATGCAGGCAAGATTGTTGTTGCTGATGCCAACGGTGATCCAACTTGGGGACCGGCAAACGTTGAACGCACGGTATTTATTGATTCTGTTAGTGGTAGTGCCGTCGGCTCTCAATCAGTAAGTCTTAACCCAAGACCGCAACGCTACATAACGTGGGACATGACCGGGAGCTGCACTACTCAGAATTACCGATTAATGGTGATCATGCAGCAAAATGGCGGCTGGTGGAATTGGTCTACTAGTCTCGCGGAAGCCCAAGCAATGACAAGCTACGAAGATGGTGGCGTTAGAGAAGAGCTGGCTGCTATTAAATCAGGCTGGTGGAACAGCAGTGCAGGCGGCATTATCACTGAAGATAATGCTAACTATACAATCAAAGCAAACTCGACATTTTTCTGCAAAGGCACAATTATTTTCTCCAGTGATCGTGCAACGCTAATCGCTGATACGTCCTACACATCGGACAACAGCACTCCAATGCGTTGTATTTTCCGTGCTCGCTGGAGTCAAAATATGCGCCAGTGCAATAATTTCGGGCTTAAGTATGCCAACGGCACTGGCTGGTTTGCTGGACACATAAAATATCAATAATGCACGGTACCCCGCAATGGCTGACCCGGTCCATCATTGCTGCTGTTTCAACGATTGCAGCACTTAGCGTGGGGTGGTCAGCCAGTTGCACCGCAGCTGGGTTCTATGGGCTGAAATACGCAGAGTCTGAGACATGCAAGGACGCAGACAACCGAGCGATGCAGACGATGTTCAGCCTGTTGGCGACACTGGTGAGCCTCAGGTCAAACCCTCCGACAAAGGACGACCCTTAATTCCGGTTGAATACGGTCCGGTCTTTGGTGCTGTCATCACAGCAGCTGCCAGCCTGATGATCTACAGCTTCAATCAGATCCGCCATATTGACGAACGACTGGATGCCTTGGAGCAGGAGGCCAGGGTTTTGATTGATGGCGAAGGCAAGGTCAGGCCATCAGCTGAAGCGTTAGGCGCCAAGTACCACCTAGAAGCCTTGCAAGACCGAATTGAACGCCTCGAAAGGCATAGTCAATAACTATACGCAGGCGTGATTAATATGAATGCGTAAACCTTTTCTCGTTTATGTCTGAGGAATTTGCGGTAGCTGAGGCTGTGCCCAGCACCGATGTGCCCGTGGCCATCGATCCCGCGCTACTCAACAAGCCTGTCCGCCCTGAAGAGCAAGCACAGCCCGGCAGTGCCGGTGACTCTGAATTGCTCAAGCACAAGCTTGGTCTTGCTAACCAGCACGCCAAGCAGGCGAAGAAGGAAGCGGACGAATCCCGTCAGGAAGTGCAAAATCTCCGTAAGGAGATGGAGCAACTCAAAGAAGCGCAGCAAACCGCTGTTCGCGCTTCACTCGAAGAGCAAGGGCAGTACAAACAGCTCTGGGAGGATCTTAAGAAGACTGTTCAAGCCAAAGATGCACGCATCCTTGAGCTAGAGGCACAAGTTGAGTCTGTGACTCAGCAAAGCCAGCAGGAACGTCTTAAGGCAGCAGCACTAAGCCAGATCAACTCTGCCGGTGCGCTGAACTCTCAGCAAATGTACACCCTGTTGCAAACTGCACTGCGTCAAGGCGACGAGGGTCAACCAGTCGTTCTCAACGGGGGCGTCGAGCAACCGCTGGGCGATTACCTTGCCAACTTGAAGCAATCCGCAGAATGGCAACATCACTTCGGGGCTAGCGCTGCAGCTGGCATGGGTTCTGCACCCGCAGCATCCATTGCGCCAGGTAGGGACAATCCCTACAAAACAGGCAACCTGACGGAAGCATTGCGATTAGAGGTTGAGAACCCTGAATTGGCTAAAGCCTTGAAGGCTGAAGCTAATCGCGGGTGATCCACGGTAAACCCAACCATTTGTAAGCTATGGCAGCGCCATTTCAAAATTACACGGGCGGCACCTTCCTTTCGGACATCGTCACCCGTCCAGAGTTTCTGTCTTACGTGGCAGAAGCTATCTATGAACAATCCGCAATGCTCCGCTCTGGCGGTGTTGTGCGTAACTCTGCCCTTGATGCCCGCGCTGGCGGCGTGAAGGTTGAAGTTCCGACCTGGAAGCCTATCGCTCCCACGGAAGAGGTTATCGAGTCAAACGCTACCTGGGGAACCAGCGGCCAAGGCTATTTGACACCTCAGAAGATTACAGCTGGCAAGCAAGTTGCCCCGATTATCCATCGTGGCTTCTCTTATGCCGTAGACGACCTGAGCCGTCTTGGCTCTGGTGCTGATCCTATGGGTCAGATTCGCAACTACCTCGCAGATGCGATTAACAAGCTGAAGATGGCAACCCTGCTGTCGCAGCTTGATGGTCTGTTTACCACTGCTTTTAAAGCACTGGAAACTGACGTGTCTGCAGACGTTGTGCCTGGCTCCCTGACTGCTGCTAACTACCTGTCAGCTGCATCAGCTATTGCTGCTAAGGCAAAGCTTGGTGAACGCGCTGATCGCCTGTCGATCATCGTGATGCACTCCAGCTGCTATTTCTACCTCCAGCAGGTAGGAATGCTGACCTTCTCCTCTGATTCACTGTCCTCGGGCACTGATATCAAATGGGGCGGCGGTGGCGTTGGTATCACCAACGACCAGATTGCTTACTTCGCTGGAATGCGTGTCATCGTCGATGACAACATCAAAGGCGTGAACGGTGCTGGCGGCACTGGCGGTAACGCTCTCAAGTATCCCTGCTATTTGATGGCGCAAGGCGCTGTTGCTGAAGGTCAACAGCAGCAATTGAGAATTGAAGCGGACCGCAACATCCTCTCCAAGCAAGACGTGATCTCCGTGGATTATCACTACGGATACCATGCCTTCGGTTCAAGCTATGGCGGGGCTGATAACCCCACCAATGCATTGCTTGGGACTGCTGGTTCCTGGTCCAATGTCTACACAGACATCCGCAACTTTGATGTTGTGCGTCTGTTTGTGAACTCTCCTTTCGGCGGCGTCACTCCTTGAGTAGTTGTTGTATTGGGAGGATGGGGGCTCGAAAGAGCCCCTTTTTTATTTGCCTAGACTGGACCTATCACCCAGGAGTCCCTGCCGTGGTTGGTCTTGTCCGTCTTTACACCTACAAAGCCGGAGAGTTTCTCCTGGTTGATGTGCCCCTTGAGGAAGCACGTCGCAAGGCAAAAGAGTTACGGCAAGAGGGGCGAATCATTACACACACGGAACGAGTCTGATGACTGCTTTTGTTGTTGAGCGCATCCAGGTTCCGTCTAGCACTGTTGCAGGAGAAAAGCCGCCTGCAACGCTCAAGCATGGTGAGTTATGGGTCAATACTGCTGATGCGCTGATCTTTGCTGGTGTTGATGGGTCAACGCCAATTCAAATCAGCGGTGGTGGTGGCGGCGGAACACCTCCTGTCATTAACCCAGTTACCACGTCAGCTAACGGGCTCATGCTCGCTACTGACAAGGTCAAACTTGACAGCATTGATAACTCTACCAAGGCTGATATTGCAAAAGTCGCCGCAGACCTGATCGCTGGTCTTGCCAGCGTTAACGGCAGAATTACTGCCGACAAGGCTGTTGTTACAGCGCTGCAGACAGCGTTAGCACCAATCCTGAACGTAGGTTTTAAGTCGTCTGGTGGTGTTGCTGCTGCTGGCGGTATTCCGACCTTGGATGCTGTTGGGCAGATTGACCCGTCAATGATCGGTGGCACTGCTACCGGTCCTGCACGCGCAGGAGAGGTGCCAAAGTTTAAGCCCAACGGCAAGTTAGATATTGGGCTGATCGACTGGAATTTTCAGTCAGTTAGCGCACCATCAACAGGTGGCACGACACCGACGGTTGCAGATGCTGGCAAGCTTGTACGCCTTGATCGTCAAGGCAAGCTAGATACATCACTGCTAGGTCTAGATCCGCTTGATTACAAAGGCGAGTTAGCTGTTGGTCCTGCTGGTACAACTTTGACGGGTGAGCCTGTAAATGGCAACGGCAAAGGTGGCTCAATTTGGATTGTTGCTGCTAGTGGCGGCAAAGTATATGACGTGAACTTTGCCACTGGTGATGTCAAAGATCACACAGGTGTTGTGCCGTCTGGATACTTAGAGATTAAAACCGGTGACCTACTAGTCAAAGATAATGCCAAGTTGATGCACCGCATCAATGCTGACCTAATCCCGACTGCGCACTTGTTGCCGCGTGATGGTAGCCGTGCAATGATCGGCAACCTGCGTTTTCAGCAGACTGGCGGCGGCGCTAACACGCTGGAAGTTACAGGCGTCAAAAAGTTAACGGCTGACAGCGTTCATGCGCATACGTTGCAAGCTGAAATGACTGCAGGTACGCCTGGCTTGCCAGGCGGTGAGATTCTTGATTTTACGATTGATGGCGGTAAAAACACCTTAATTATCCGCAGTGGTGGCGACCCAACTGTGGGTCGTGTTGTTGGTAAAAAGGGTGAAATTTATGTAGACGACACGGCTGCAGGAACCAAGATCTATTTTCACGATGGCGTCCAGTGGAAAGAAGGCGTGCATCCTGTCACCATGCAGGCAGTAGATCTGACCAGTGAAATTAAAAGCGCGTCTGACACAATTGGTGATTGCTTCGGCTATTTCTGGGCAAGTCAATCTGCATCCGACCAGAAAGCTTATGCCGATACATTGTTTTTTGCGCAGTTCTCAACAGTGCCTGGCGCGTTGGCCATGTATCTGTGCGCTGATCGTGGGGGTTCAACTGATGACAGCAAATGGTTTGCTTTAGGTGCTCTGCAAATTCCTGCTGCAACAGTGACGCAGCAAGGCTTGGTGAGTGTAGACGGGACAACCATTACCGCTACATCGACAGGTCACCTGTCGATTTCTTCTGCCATCTCGGCCATCATTGCTCAAAACAAAACTAAGATTGACGCTCTGTACGCTGGTTTTGACGCGGGTGTCTACGTTTAGGGCTGCCTAAACTGACAATAGGGTTTTGCTTTAGTCTCCATGGCGGCCGTATTTCAGCAGCTTCGTTCTAGTTCTGCGAACACGCCCCCAGGCGATTTAGAGCCAGGGCAATTAGCGTTTAACCTTGCCGACTCAAAAGGTTATATCGGCAATGGCACCAATGCCAAGACAAAGGCTGACGGTTCAGCTGGAACCCCATCGCCAACAGCAGGTAAGGGCTGGATTGAGTTCAACCTCAAGGCGTCTGACATTGCTGCACTGCTAACAAGCGGAGCAACGCCAAGTCTTGTCCCTGACAGCCGCAGCTTTACCGCTCCTGTCACCCCTACAGCAGGTCAAGTTCTGACTTGGAACGCTACTGCCAATGGCGGTGCTGGCGGTTATGTCCCGGTAACACCTGGGGCGACTGCGGTTTATAGCCTTGCCAATGACTTGGCTGCCCTGAATAGCGGCGGCGGCAATACAACAGCAGATTTAGTCGCGGGCTTGATCGCTGGCACTACTGTCACTGTCAAGACCGACCTTCACGCTGGCGATACTGTCGTCGTCACTGACTCAAAAAACGCTGATGCATCAGCAAATGTTGCGCCAGGCAGCTACATCTACGACGGGACCAATTTTGTCGCATTGCCTTCAGGTGGTGGTGCTAGCAACCTTGGCGATCTGTTGAATGTCAACACAGCAGCATCCGCTGTTACTGGCGCCAATCAAACAGGCTTCCTTGTTCGTGACAGCTCCGTCGCAACAGAAACCAGCCCAGGCGCTTACAAGATTACAACCGCTATCGACGCAGGTACTTACTAATGGCTTGGACAAAACCAGTAATTTCAGGAACCTTTGGACCGACAGGGCGTGTTGGTGGAACAACACCTGCTGCTCTGCCAGTGGTCACGGTGCCAGGTGCGACGACCTACTTTCTGACGACACCGCGTAACGCAGAGTGGGTAGCGCTGACCGATCAGCAGGTATGGCTGAATGAATCGCAGCGGTATCTAGGGCAGCTGTGCTTTGACCAAGATGCTGACTGCTGCGGCAAGACGTTTGCTGATGCTTGGACCGGCGCTGTTAGCGAGCTTGCGCTAGCGCTTAGCAAGAACCCGACCGCAGTCATTGGCGGCGGTGTTTCAACGTCAGGTGCTGTAAAGCGGAACAAGCTCGGTGACCTGGAGCAGGAATTTTTCGAACCTGGCAATGCCGCAACCAAGGTCAGCAGCAGTGCGCCAATGATCTTGCAAGCGTTCCCGTGGCTGACTGATTGGCTGGGCTGCTGGCTGCAAACCCCAACGGGATCTAGCCGCATCCTGTCGAGGTGCTGCTGATGGATGTTTCTGCTGTCTTCACTCCTGTTGGCGTTGAGCTAATTGACAATGTCTTCCCTACTGACATCACGTTTCACCAGCATGGTTCTACTGCTTACGATCCTGCTACTGGCGTGGTTACCGGCGCTGATACTGATCACGCAATCAAGGCAGGCGTTCTAAATCGCAGCAGAGTTGAAGGCGGTGGACCGAATGAGGTTTATGAAATTCATCTTTGGGTTCATCACGGCGCTAGTGGCCTTGGTTTTCTCCCGACCACAGCCGACAGTTTCACGTATGACTCCGTGGTCTGGAAGGTCGTGTCGGTGGATCCGACCTACAGCTCAAAGTCATTGATCGCTAGCAAGATCAAAGGGAGGACTGCGTAATGCCTGTTTTCCGCGACCCGAAGAAGTTGCAAGCGCATTTAAAGAAGGCAATGGATGCCTTGCAAGCAGAGACGCTAATTACCACCCAATCGCGGCTTGGTTCTGCTGCTGTATCGCCAGTCGATACAGGGCGCTTTAGATCGAGCTGGTTCGCTGCTGAGGGCTCAGCTAGCAGTGACGTTGCACCTGAAGGCGCCAATAGCCCCAACACTGATGCAACGGGTCTACGCGTTGACAGCCGCAAGAATTACCACTTAACAAACTCGTTGCCGTACGCTCAAAGCGTTGCCGTAGAAGGTCGGGTTGTTAGCAAGCCAACGAACTGGTTCACGTCTTTCCGCAACGAAACCATTCCTAAGATCCAAGCTGAAGCTGCCAAACAGATCAAGTCAGAGTTTGATCTATGACCTATCAAGACGTTCGGGGCTACTTTGAGAAAGCTTGTTACACCGCGCTAACCACAGCAGGTGTAGCAGCAGCTGACATCAGCTTTGATAACTACGGCGAGACTGCAGCTCCAGCTGACAGACCGTATGCAATCGTTGCCCTGTCGTTTGGTGGCACCGTTGAGGATACGCTGAGCTGCGAAGGCTTGGAGCGTCTGCGCGGCAGCCTGCAGGTCAACATCTATACACCTAAGCAGAAGGGCAGCAAGCCAGGTGAAGACATCAGCCTGGAAGTGATCAAGGCATGGAACGCGATCAATGCCACCAAGACGTTTACCGCGCCGCTACTGAATGCTGCTTGTCACAACATTGAAGGACCAGCGACGTTAGCGCCAGATCAACGTCCCCATAGCGTCAACGTGGTTTCGTGCGCATTTAAAGCACGAGTAAGCTAGGTACAGCCTGAGCCCCCGCAGGTACGCCCCCGAAGACGCCCCCCGTCCTTCGCTTTAATTCCATGCCTGTCGCATGTTCATCTAGCGTCCTAACGGGCGTTGATGGTTCAATTTATTTTGAACCAGCTGGCACGCAGTATTGCCTGCTTGACTTCACTGATTTTCCTGCTGGTACGTCAATCACTGTCCCTGCTGACAATGATTATCGCGTTGGTGATCCTGTCATCTTCACCGAAGAAGGCACTGCCAATCTCGATAGCGCTCTGACTGCTAAAACCACCACCTATTACGTGGTCAAGCGCACAGCAACCACCATTGATGTTTCGGCTACCAATGGTGGCACTGCCATCACCCTCAATGGTGATGGTGGTACCGGCGCCGCCGATACCGCTGGCGCTGCTAACCACATCGGCATTGACTACGCCGAGTTCGCTGCAGTGTGCCAGGTTAAGGAGTTCTCTATTGACCTGAGCCGCGAAGAGATCGACACTACCGCTCTTCCCTGTGGCTTGGGTGGTGGTAGCGGCACTCAGGCACCGTTCCGCACCATGCAGGCTGGTTATGCCAGCGGCAGCGGCACCATGACTGTGCAGTTCACCGAAGATCAAACCACCTTGGCAAATCGCTTGCTGTCCAACAGCATGCGTAAGAACCAAGCTGGTGCTGAGGTTCGCCTGTTCGTCAATGCTGTTGACGATGGAACCGGTAAGCCTGATCTGACCAAGAGCCTGTATATCCAGGCTCCAATCAGCATCATGGGCTTCAGCCTCAGCGTTACCCCTGAGGATGTGACCACTGCAGAGCTGAACTTCAGCCTGTCGGGTCAGCCTTCGCACCTGTTCGTCTAATTACGATTGGGTAGTTGTGTGGTGACTCCACAACCGGGAGAAGGGGCGTTATGCCCCTTTTCTTGTATGTAGACTTTTAATGAGTCACAACCCTAAGTATGTCTAGTGCTCTTGAGCGCCTGAAGAAGTCCGTCAGCATGAAGCCGCAGCGAAAAGCGGTGGATTTGCCTGATGGAAGTGAATTTGAGTATTGGATGACGCCGCTTACGTTGGCAGAGCGCAGCCGGGCGCAGAAGCAAGCAAAGTCCGATGATGCAACCGATTTTGCATTGCAGCTGCTGGTCAACAAGGCAACGGATGAAAACGGCACCCGCCTGTTCAATGTTGGTGATCTGGCGGAACTGCGTAATGCATTGCCTGCCAATGTCGTTGAGGCATTGATGCTGCAGCTGTTGGCTGATGATGAAGGAGGGGATGAAGACCTGGACCCCAAGCCCTCGCAGCCGACCTCAAAAAGGACGGCTTCCTAACGCTTCAGCTAATCGTTGCTGAAAAGCTTGGGTATACGCTGCAGGAATTGCAAGAGCGGATCACAGTTGAGGAGCTTCATTTGTGGTCTGCTTTTTATGACCTGCGCAACCAAGAGGAAAGAGCAGCGCAAGAGAAGGCTAAACGACGCCGCAGGTAGACTTAGCTGAGGATTAGGCGGCGTCTTGGCTACTGAGTTTGCTGTAGATCTTGTATTTAAGAGCCAAGGCCTCGGCAAGCTTGACGGATCAACAAGGCAGCTTAGCAAGCTAGATCAAGCTGCAAAGAAGGCGCAAGGCAGTCTTGGCAACGCTTCTAACAACATTAATAAGTTTGGGAACAGCGCTCAGCGTGCAGGTGCAAAGGCGCAGGCTGCTGCGCGTGGCGTCAGCAAGTTAAAAGCAGCAATTGCAGGCATTGGTTTTGGTCTGCTTGCAAGAAGCGTTTTTAATGCTTCTGCTGAGTTTGAACGATATGAAATGCAGCTCAAGACGCTGACAGGATCAGCGGGACGGGCAAAGAAGGTTATTGAAGAGCTAGACAAGGTAAACCGCAAGTCGCCGTTTGACTTGCCGCAGCTGATCCGTACATCAAAGACGCTGTCTGCGATGGGGATCAAGTATGAAGATTTGGTTGATACAACTGAGCGTCTCGGAAAAGTAGCAGCTGCGACTGGCGCTCGCGTGGAAGAGGTAGCGCTTGCTTATGGACAGGTTGCAGCTAAAGGCAAGTTACAGACTGAAGAGCTGTATCAGTTCCAAGAGCGCGGCATTGCGTTAGGTGAAGAGCTGAAGCGGATGCTTGGCCTTACTGGTGAAGAGCTGCAAGACATGATTTCCAAAGGGCGCATTGGATTTCCGTTAGTGCAAAAGGCAATTGAAAATTTAACGGGTGAGACCGGACAGTTTAAGGATGCGTTTGAAAACACGGCTGACACGTTGGATGCCAAGTTATCCAACATGCAATCTGACTTTAAAATTGCTGCGGCAGCGTTAGGTAATGCGTTTAGACCAGTGTTTATCTGGTTGCTAGAGCAGGCTACAAAGCTTGCAAATTTCATCACTGATATTATTGCGCATTTTCAACGTGGAGAGGCTGGCGTTAATGCAACAGAGCAAGCCAACAGGATGGCAGACGACCTAACCCGTAAAAAGTATGGGCAAATGGGTTTGGCAACGATGGCGTTTAACCCCGAAACCAGAAAGTTTTGGGAAAACGCACGCAAGTCTGTACTAAATAACCTGACCCGTCAGATTGATATTGACCAAGGGCGCAAAATTGCTGCACCACAAGTTGATGCTGTGCCACAAGCGGCGGCTTCAGCTACTGCTGCAGAGGTACAAAAAAACCGTGAGCTATTGCTTGGCGGCAACTCAAAGACAGGTGGCAGCGGCAGCGTTAGCGGTAGCGGCAGCGGTTCAATTAAAAGTGCATTTAAGTTGTCTAGCAAAGGCAAGGCACTTGTTAACGCAGCAAACAAGCTTGGGATTAGTCCGCTCGACCTGGCAACCATTATTGAATTTGAGTCTGGCGGCAGCCCTAGCAGAGTCGGCGGTGCTGGTGGTAACTATCAAGGGTTAATCCAGTTTGGTCCACCAGAGCGGAAGCAATATGGAATGCATCGCGGGCAAAGCTTTGAGGAGCAAGTGCAAGGCCCTGTCGTCAGGTTCTTGCAAGATCGATTTAGTGGAGTAGGACGTAGCACCCAAGGCGCAAGCTTGGCAGATCTTTATGCAACAGTGCTCGGAGGTAATCCAAACGCTAACAAAAACGCCCGAGACAGTTTTGGTACTTCTGTCAATAGTGCTGTAAGAGATAAGTTCCCAGCTGCACGTCAAAGCGCATTAAGTAAATACTTTGGCGGTGATGAAGCAAACGTAGGTTATGGCGCGGCAGATGCTGGGCAGAATCTTGCATCTGCCTGGGAACAGGTAGCGCAAAACGCTGCGCAAGCGCAAGAGAAAATTAATCTAATTGGTCAAGCTGTCAAGCTGCAAACAACTGACCTGCAGCAACAGATTGCTTTAGAGCAGCAACGCGCTGAGCTGTTAGCAGGCACCAATTCAATTGAAGAGGTTGAGCGCAGAATGCAGCTGGAGCAGGGGATTCAAGATATTGAAAATCAGCGCCTGGCAGCACTGGAACAACTGCAAGGCATTAAGGATCAAAACTTCCTCGCCGATGAAGAGATCAAGGCAAAAGAAGAGGAGATTACTGCTGAATTTGAAAAGCAAAAGTCATTACTTGAACAGCTGCAGGGTTTGCGTAATCAAAACGCAGACGCTGCAACTGCTCGCGCTGCAGCTGAACAGCAAGCAACAGCTGGCATCGGGCAGGATGACTCAGGAGCACGCGGCATTGCTAGCACCATTTCCGGCGGATTAAAGAATGCCCTTGTGACTGCCATTAAAGGCGGTGATGTCAAGGAAGCATTTGCACAGCTGGCGGAAAACCTGGCGAACAAGTTCTTGGATATGGCGTTTAAACAGATCGAGGACGCAATCTTTAATGCGCTTTCGCCTCAGCAAGCGGCAGCAGCAACTCAAGCGCAAGCAAGCCAAGGCATGGCTACAGCAGCGCAAACACAAGCATTGGCAGCGCAAAACATGCTGGCTGCAGCGCAGATGATGGCATCTAGCGGAATTGCTAGTGGCGGCGGCGGGTTCAACCTTGGCGGTCTTGGTGGGTTGTTTAGCCCTGGCGGTTCAATCGGAAGCTTTGGATCACCATTCTCAGCAGGTGCTTTTTCTGGTGGGTTTGGTCCTTCCTTCTTCTT